CCTTACTCCTAAACAGGTACAGGAGGAGTTGGTTCATAATACATGCGCGGGAGTCCCTTAAAGAAATAAGTTTGGAAATCTTCAGCAGCTGCAACATAGCAATCTACATAAGATTCCTCACCTTCTAGAGAATCCCCCCATGCACGATAGTCCATAACCTCATTATATCTGTCAGGAGTGATATTACCAGTCCAATTTTCTACTCGACCAGGAATGAACCTAGCAGGGGAATAGAATGGCATTTCAATTTCTACACATGGATTTACAGTATGCACAGCATAAACCATACCTTTCTTACCAGCTAGCGGCCTGTCATTAATGGGTGAAGTTCCGCTTCGTGCAACCGTTTCAGCAGCCGCCTCCGATTCACTCACAGGAGCTTCTGGCGCACTTACTGACCATGAATATTGAGAGCCTTGGCGGATGCCCCCTCTCTCGATCATGGTTGTCAAATGCTCCCATCCACCTCTGGGTAGAAATTTCCAACGAATACCTCCACGCCAACCAGCGAAAGCCATCGTTACCCAATGTAACAAAACCGTGTTACAAAAATTGTAAGGAACAGGTCCAAAAGCAGTGTGCACTGCTCCTGAGACATTTCCACGCAAATATGGGTAAGAATTCTGTGACATAGAAATGACATTGTGAAATGTATCCAAAGGACTAAATCCTGTATGCAAATTGTATCGTTTAAGCATGGTTCTCATACTTTTAATCGATTCTCCTGTAAACACAAGATTTGTCTTGTCTGATATCCCTTGTTCTCCATTCAAAGGTGAAACCTCCTCATGAATGGGTTCACTATCCAATGGTGCTTTATCTACTGCATGCTCTCCGCTCTGCGGATCGAGGACGACAAAGCTGTCACGTCTCGGTGTAAAACATAAGTACGATAAATAGTCATGGATGCAATTAGAGATGTGAACACAAGTATCACAATCTCCAAAATAGGAATTATCACGGAAACTACTCCGAACGCACTCGTCCTCTGACAGTGAACCACTTTGTGGTTTCAACACAAAGTATTGAAAGTGGTCGTCAGGGACAAATACCTCGAAATCGTCTCCCATGGAAACAAAAACATTTACTTGAATATCATTATTCACGACAGAATTAGGAACTGTAAGCTCATTCAATACAGAAATTTGCAAAACTCCATTTCCTTTTTCTTTGTTTGTATACCTAGTTGAACTGTATAGCTGCGTCGCTGAATCAGAACCAGGCAAATGATGATCAATAAGTGTAACGTTTTGTCCATTTGTAATCGAAATGGTAAAATCATTCTTTTCTGCTATATCTACAATGTGCATGTAATTAACATTGTATTCAGGCACAGCATCAAAGAAATTCGGATCATATGCAATACGTAGCCGACCTTTGTGGTAATTTGAAGCAACAATCTGAAACCGAAATTTCATTGTTCCTGACCAATACTTAAAAGGTAAGGCTGCCATAGCACATGCCGGAAAATGGTACGAAGTAGGCGTACCAACCTGAGACCAAGTCCCTCGATCAACTCGAGCATTCCACAACAAAGTGTCTGGTGCTGTACCAACCGCCCAATCAAAAGTAGTCAAATAACTCTCTCTACCAGCAATACTTTTGATGTTTAAAGAATCGTCTTCACTCAAACCAGAAATATCTGGATCAAGCGTTAACTCTTGTTTTTCATCAACAGTAACTTTCATTGCTGTATCGGGAGTATTGGTTACTGCCAAAGAAGATATAGCAGTGTTTCTGAATGGCTCAGGATTTTTGGTTACTGCCGGCCTGCAATAACCTAGTGATTTCGCTGCACCCGCAATAAGTCGCAACGGCATTTCAGTGGCCTTGGCGTAATTCCCTATGACAGGAACCTTGCTTAACGCACTGGCCGCATTAGCTACCGCTGTAGCGGGTCCAGAAATGACACCCTTTTCGTTGGCTTCATCAATTTCTCCGGACTGCGGAATCAACAAAGAATTATCTTCAGAAGTTGGAACAGCCAGAGCAATGTCTTCAGCCCATGCGAAAATGGTGATTGTAACTTTATCAGACGCTCCGTTGGCATGCTTCAAAGCGTTAATTGATTTCAAATAACATTCACCAAGCTCCGAATATAACGAAGAAGGTTGTCTAACACTATTCAAGTGATAAAAGAAAGGCAACATCATGTCGCCTCCCTGAGAAGACGTAGGATTCAAATATAAATGTGGTAACTGCGACAGTTGCACAACATCCTCATCTAAGACAGCAGTGGGAC